TTAAGCATTTTTGTCTCCAAGTTTTTGAACAACCATGTGATAGCCAAGAAAAGCTACTTGCATCTCCTCACCGAACAGCATCATGAAGCTATCAATCGCTGCTTTGGGTCGGCGCAGCACATCGCGGGGGTGGCCCCACAGATAGTCATCCCAGACCAAGAAGCCGCCATTGTTCAGCAGCACCCAGGCCATGCAGGAGTCGGTCATGACATCTTTGGCAATATGCGAACCATCAATGTAGATGAAGTCATATCGCAGTCCCGCAGAGATCATGTCGGCCATCGCAACCGCAGAGGGCTGTTTCATCTTATAGACCTCGCGCTCAGGAAACCGTTCCTTCACGATTTCAATGTTGCGGTCAAACCTTGCCTCGACCTTTCGCATATCGTCGTGCTCGTGTTCTTCGCCTCCTGCCCATGTGTCAATGCAGGTCAGCTCACCGCCGTCGTTGATCATGTGTTCAACGGTCCAGACAGAAGACCGTCCTTCGTATGATCCGATTTCTAGGAAGTACATGTTGCGTTTCATCATCTTCCGAATCTCGGGCCAAACATGTTCGCCGGTCTTGAACCAGTCTCTTGTAAATTCGTAGTTCATTTCGGCTCCAATGCAAGGATCTGGGATTTCAGAAGATGACTGAGGTCTTTGCTTTCAACTCGCAGCATCTTGGCCTGCGGGTTGTTGGCTACGATGTTGGCCGCATCAGTTAGAGCGGCTTTGTAGCCGGTCTTATAGGCATCAGAACCGTCTAGGATCATCGCTATGGCGTTCCGTACCAAGCCGGACGCTTGACGATTCTTGCCGGCTTTTTTGAGTCGTGCATGAGTGTCGGCTGGCAGATAGACCGAGTACGGTATCAGCCGTTTTTTTGTTTCCATGACATGAAGTCCTTGTTGACTCGGTTGAGCAGTTCCCGTGCTTGGTTGTTGGTCTTGAGTTCTGATCTTGAATCGACGGACAGATAGCCACGCAGCCATTCAGTAGCTTCTGATTCATTCGGTTCAAACACCAAGGCTTCGTCCTCAAGATAAGCCCAGAACTCGGGATCACGGCATAGCACGCCTGCCAAGCGAACAGCTTTGGCACCATCGAATTCTTGACGGTCCAAAGGCTGTTCTTCTTCGTTCAGCCGTACCATGACCACCTGGTATCGTGCCCCCACAAAGTCCCTGAGAAGATCATCAGGGGCGTCATCTGGATGTAGGCACAAGGTCAGGATGAACCCGTCCTTGTTCTGTTTGAGCGCGACCTTGACGGCCTCGAACTGGATGGTCTTCATCAGAATGGCAATTCTTCGTCGTCTTCCTGTTTCTTCGGAGCGGCTTTTACATACGGCTCCGAGACGGACAGGGACAGGGCTTTCTTGCCGGCGATCTCTTTTCTCCAGCCGGAGATAGAGAGCTTTACCTGCTCACCATCGGCTTGGGCGATGAGCTTTTTCAGCAGAGAGATTTCAACAAAGATGTCGCCTCGAACATCGGGGTGATTGTCTGAGCGTTTCTCGTTGGGCCAAAGGGTGCCGGTGTTAGGACGGGGAACAAACATGATTACTCCTTAACGAACTTCTTCTTGGTTTCGGTAAACGTGGTCATCAGAGACTTCCACATGGCTTGATCGGCTTCTTTGACCAGATCGAACATCTGTTTGTTGACCTTGAAGATGTTCATCACGTCATCGGCGTTGGTCGCCATATCGAGGGCAAGCTGGACAGCTTTGGGAACCTCATCCAGCCATTCAGGCTCTTCGCCTGCGCCTTGGATGGTGATCTGCCACGGCCCCGCTTTGCCTTCGACTTTCTTCGGGGGCTTGGGCTCCGCTTTCGGCTCGGGCTTCTTGACTGTCTCGACTTGTGGAGATGCGTCGATGATGTCGTGTTCAACGATCTCCATAGCGGCCAGCCAAAGGTAGCGACGCTGATAACTCTCAACTGCGCCCAGGTTCTGAATGGGATGAGCGCCCTTGAGATTAGCCTCGGCCATGGGGCTGGTGATGGTCAGAGTGGTGCCGTCCTCGCAGTCAATGATCTGGAGGCGGGCATACTCGGTATCGAACGTGACCACGCTGGCAAGACCCAGGTCGTTAAAGATCTGCATGGTCTGCGGCAAAAAGTCGCCCAGCTCAAAGTATTTGTAGCCAGCGAACTTGTTCTCGCCGGACTTGTTTAACTTCATGCCTTGCAGCTTGATGCGGGCTTGCATCAGTTTTTTGTGAACAGCCATCCTTGTACCTCTTGCAGTTTTTGAATGTAGTGGCGAGCCTTCTCAGCGTCATCCGAGCCTTTCAAGCCTTGCCGAATCGCATACTTGAGTGCGGACCCTTTCAAAAATCCCACGAACTCCGAGTGAGTCAGCAGCGCTTCCATAACTTCCCACGGCTCGATGCCGAGCTTCTTGTAGTGATCCCCGCCCACCTGTCGGGCGTTGGCTGAGATCTGTTTCCATGCCTCCTCTTCGGCCAGATTGAACTCTTCCTTTAGCGTTGCCATGCTTACTCCTTTTCAAATCGAACGCCGTCTTGATACTCGCGCCACTGGGCGCACCATGTGTTGACCGGGCAGAAGTTCGCACAGCGTGTACGCTCTCCCGGTCGAACCTGAACTTCGTAATCACCGCCCAGACGATTGGCCTCCCCGAGAGCCGACAGCTCATCGTGGAACAACGACTTTGCCCGGACGCCGCCTTTCTTGATCACAGCCCAGACCGTTGGCTTCTCCCACATTTCTTCAGGCGTGCAGGGTGGGAGCAACTCCTCTGCTTCAAGGGCGAAGTCAGCCTCGGCGTGCTTATGAATCCGATCGGCAACGTACGCCTCACGCTCCTCGAAGGGCCATAACTTGATCGGTAGCTCCTTGATCGGGGCGGGCGGGTAGTCTTCCTTCTTCTCAGCATCTCTACGACTCCAGTCACGGATGATGGCCACGATGCCAACGTCCAGCACCTTGACGCCCTTGACCTTCTCGACCAGCCAAGCGTAGAGGTTGAGTTGTTGTTCCCACTCGATCTTGTCGTTCATCACAGACCAGGCCGAGGTGGTCTTGTAGTCCCGGATCGAGACGCCGCCCTCGCGTTTGATCTGAAGGTCGATGGCCCCGGAGATCGTCCAGCCATCCACGACCGCAGACAAACGCTCCTCGATGACGTGGGTGTCATCCTTGCCGTGTTCGAGAACCTTGTGGACAGCAGAGCCGAACAGCGACCAGACCATATCGGCCACATCAGATTCGATCTCGTCTTGGAACCGTTCAGTCAATGCTACGATCTTCGGTGAGTTGATGAGCTGCGTCACCGAGCGGTGAGCTTTGCCCTTTGAATAGGTCGGCCTCCGAAGAACATTGACAAATGTCTCAGGGATGCCATGCTTATTGGTGAGCTTCATGTTGACTCCGTTGGCAGTGGAGTTTTGATGGTGACAGCTTTTTTCTGTCATGTCAACACATTGTTCCCATGCCATGTCATGTATGGTATAGTACCGCAAGGTGCTCACAGCACCGGCCCAAGCCGAGGGGATCTCGGTCGTTAGGAGAGAAGATGGATCTGCAACTCAGACCGCACCAGATGAAGTGCGTAGAGGAGCTTCGAGAGGGGTTCCGAGCGGGGCATAGGGTGCAACTGCTCTATGCTCCCACAGGATTCGGGAAGACTGAAGTAGCGATCTACCTGATGAAAGCAGCCGCAGAGAAGATGTCTCGGACTGCGATCATCATGGATCGGATCGTGCTGGTGGACCAGACGAGCGACCGGCTGACCAAGTACGCAATCCCTCATGGCGTCTTGCAGGCAAGCCACTGGAACTTTGCTCCGGCGCGACTGATCCAGGTCTGTTCAGCGCAGACACTTGAGAGCCGAGACGAGTTCCCGGATTTCGATTTGGCGATTATCGACGAGTGTCATATCGCTAGGAAATCGGTGACTGAGTTCATCAAGTCCAAGCCCGACATGAAGGTGATCGGACTGACGGCTACACCGTTCACCAAGGGTCTCGGAAAAATCTACGAGCATGTCGTCACAGGATCCAGCACAGAGTTCCTGGTCAAGAAGGATTGGCTTGCCCCGCTGAAGGTCTACATCGCTAAACAGATCGACATGACGGGTGCGAAGAAGGTCGCAGGTGAGTGGGCGCAGGATGTGGCAACAGAGCGCGGCATGAAGCTAACAGGCGACATTGTGGCCGAGTGGATCAAGAAGACCCACGAGATTTTCGGAGGCCCGAAAAAGACCATCGTGTTCTGCTCTGGGGTGGCCCATGGTGCTGACCTCGCGCAGCAGTTTGCCAAGCAGGGCTACAACTTCGTCCCGATCTCATACAAAGACAATGACGAGTTCAAGCGCGATGCCATTGCGGACTTCGCCAAGCCGGACACACAGATTCATGGCCTGATTGCGACCGACATCCTGACCCGAGGGTTCGATGTGCCGGATGTGCTGATCGGTGTATCGGCTAGGCCGTTCTCGAAGTCCCTGTCCAGTCACATTCAGCAGCTCGGACGTGTCATGCGATCACATCCATCCAAAAAGTTCGGTGTGTGGCTTTGTCACTCGGGAAATTTCATGCGGTTCATGGATACATGGGATGACGTGTATTCCAACGGAGTTCATGAGCTGAAGGACGATGCCGAGAAGCCGAGACGTGAACCGACCGAGGCTGAAAAGTACAAGTCCAAGTGCCCGAAATGCGGCCTGCTCTGGGTCAAAGGGTCTATGAAGTGTGCTTGCGGTTATGAGAAGAAGCCCGCTCGGAGCCAAATCGAGGCCGTAGCGGGTCGAATGGAAGAGCTGGCGCGGTGGCAGAAAGCGAACGATTGGAACCCGCAGAAGTTCTATTCGGAGCTTCTTTGGTACGCCAACCAAAAAAACTACAACCCCAACTGGGCCGCGCACAAGTTCAAGGAGAAATTCGGTAACTGGCCGAGGGGATTGAGCCAGAACACGAGCCCGCCATCGGCCCAGACGATCGGTTGGATTCGTTCAAGAATGATTGCATACGCCAAATCGAGGAGATTCGCATGATTACCAATATGCAAGAGCTAGTCGTCGCGCTTAGAAAAAAGAACGCCGAAAACCAAATATCAATCATGCTGGCTGTCCCAATGTTCGGGGGCATGTGTCACGGCGACTTCGCGTTGTCGCTGATTCGCGCTATTCAAAACCTCACATCGTGCGGTTATCACGTTTATATCGAAGTCATGATGGGGGATTCTCTGATCCCTCGGGCGCGGAACAGTCTGGCCAAGAAGTTTCTTGATTCCGACATGGATTACATGATGTTTCTGGACGCCGACATCGTTTTTGGCGATTGGGACATCCTGAAGTTGATACTTGCAGACCGTCAGTTGTGTGCCGCCAGTTACCCCCGAAAGCGGCTGAACTTTGACGCCTACAAGGAAGCCATTCTGAAGCTCAAGGAGTCGCCGGAGGACTGGCTCGGGTCGTACATCTTCAAGCCCGTGGGCCTCGCGGATTCTGACGATGATGGAATGATCGAGGTCAGTCATGCGCCGACCGGATTCATGCTGATTCATTCGAGCGTGTTTGAAACCCTGTCCAAGGTTGCAACCCCGTATCAGGATGCCGTAGACGGCCAGAAGATCGACGGGTTCGATTTCTTTCCCGCTGGGCCAGGGCCAAATGGCATGTACACATCGGAGGATTACGGCTTTTGCAATCTGTGGACTAGCACGGGCGGAAAGATATACCTGAATCCATTCATTCGGCTGAAGCACATCGGCTCGTATGCTTTTGACGGTAGCCTTGCCCGACAGGGTTCGGAGGCGCTATGACCTTCCAAGACTTTGCGACATCGTTCGGATTGATCCTCGGGCCGGTCGAGATTGGCCGATGGGTATCTGTTCCAACTGTAGACCACCCGCACAAACGGAACGGCCGGTACAAATATCTCGGGGATCGTGGGTGGGTCCAGAACTGGGCGCAGATGAGTGAGCCGCAGATGTGGCGGGGCGAATCGTCGGAGCCGGGGGAGTTCCGCAGGATCGCGGCTAGAGTTGAAGCGGATAGAAAAAGAGCCGCTGAACGTGCGGCTCGCAAAGCTGCCTGGATCATGCATCAGACCCAGAAGGCACCTCACCCCTATCTGTCTAAGAAAGGCTTCCCGCTGGAACCTGGGCCGGTTTGGAATGGCCTCCTATGCGTTCCAATGCGGATTGACGACAGGCTTGTTGGGTGCCAGCTCATCACCGAACAGGGGGAAAAACGCTTCCTCCAGGGTCAGATCACGAAGGGCGCAACCCTCACATTCGACGCAGGCGGTATCGACATCTTCTGCGAAGGGTTTGCGACGGCCCTCTCGATCCGCGCCGCACTCAAGGCGATAAAGTTCCGCTACCAGATTCACGTCTGCTTCTCGGCAGGGAATCTGCAACTGGTAGCAGGGCGCTTCAAACGGGGGTTTGTCGTGGCTGACCATGACGCGAACGGCACCGGGGAACGCGCTGCTCGGCTGACAGGTCACCCATATTGGCTCGCGCCCGCA